TTCTCGATCGATCAGTACAAGTCGAGCGCCACCTTCATCACCAATAAGATGAAGCAGGATTCGTTCTACATGTCCCGACTCGTGTCGAGCTTCGTCCCCAAGCAGGCTCGTGCCATCGCTAAGGGTATGGAAGTTAACGTCATGGGCCTCGGCCCTCGTGCCCAGATCGTTGGTAACGCCAACCAGATCAATGGTGCTTCCCACCGTATTATCGGTACGGGCACTAACGGTCAGCTTGCCCCGCAGGACTTCGCTCGGGCTCGCTTTGCTCTCCAGAAGGCCAACGTGCCGATGACTAACCTCATCGCTATCGTCGACCCCTCGGTTGAGTACACGATGAATACCCAGACCAACCTTGTCAACATCTCGAACAACAAGGCGTGGGAAGGCATCGTTTCGACGGGTATCTCCACGGGTCTGAAGTTCCTCGTGAACATCTACGGCTTCGACGTCTACGTGTCGCAGAACCTCCCGAATACGGGTGTTGAGACCATCGGTGGTGCCTCGGTTAACTCCTCGGCTGTCGGTAATCTCTTCTTCTCTGCCACGCAGGATGTTCTCCCCTTCGTTGGTAATGTCCGTCAGGCTCCCAAGGTCGACTCGGACTACAACAAGGACCTCCAGCGGGATGAGTACGTTACGACTGCTCGTTATGGCTTCAAGCTGTTCCGCCCTGAGAACATGGTTGTCGCGCTCAGCAACACCGATCAGGTCTCGTAAGTTAACTTAAAAGGAACATAAGCACATGCCTATTTGGTACAATAACGACGGTCTACTCATTAAGTCTGGCCGTGACGAAGCAGTTTCGGGTTCCGGTGGTACGTATGTTGATTACGTCGCCGGTAATCAGATCTACGATTTTACGGTGGATCTTACGAGGCTGTCGACTACCCCGCTCATCCTTGATGATTATATCCGTTACCCGAAGGGTTGGAAGATCGAACAGGTTGAGACCTTTGTCGAGGTGGCTGCCGCTGGTGGTACGTCGCTGAGCATCGGTTTTGTCCAGAGCGACCGTGCTACGGTTGTGGACAACGGTGCCATCCTTGCGGCTATTCCGGTAGCCAACCTTACGGTTGGTAAGCGAGCCACGTATCGTATCGGTGACACCGGTGCTGGTACTCGTGTCGGTCTTGCAGAGCCGATCGCTGGTGATTACATCACTGGTACGGTTGCAGGTACCTTTACGGCAGGTATCGTGAAGGTTCGACTCTTTACCCACCGTCCGTAAGTAAACCCAAGGGGGCGTCTTAGCGGGCGTCCCCTTTTTATTTGGAGAATACATAAATGAAGACTTCTACTAAGGGCAAGGCTGACCTTGCTAAGGAGGAAGGTACTAAGACCAAAGCCTACCTAGACTCTGTAGGAGTTTGGACGATTGGTACTGGTCACACCAGTGCTGCTGGCCCTCCGAAGGTTACTGAAGGTCTAGTGATTACCAAGGCTGAGGCCATGGATATCTTTACTCGAGACCTGGCTAAGTACGAGGCTGCTGTCAACAAGGCTATTACTGAGCCTATGACGCAGAACCAGTTTGATGCTATGGTGTCCTTGTGTTACAACATTGGCCCCACCGGCTTTGCTCACTCTAGCATTGTCTCTAAGTTCAACGCCGGGGATATTGAGGGAGCTGCTGATGCTTTCCTTTTGTACAAGAGGGCTGGCAATAAGCCTAACATTCTCCTGGCTCGTAGGAAGCGCGAGAGAGCCATCTTCCTGGGTAAGACTCCCACGGTAGCCAAGAAGGTTGTGAAGGCCCCTGCTAAGGCTGTGGAGGCATCTAAACAGTCTCCTATTGCTACGGGTGCAGTCATCACTGGTGGTACTGCCGCTGCTAGCCAGCTTCTGCCGTCCATTGGTTCCTGGGAGGCTGTTGTAGCCCTTGGTGTAATCATTGTGGCTGCGGGTATCGGTTGGTTTATCTACAAGCACTATAGGGACAAGTAAGATGTGGTTAGCCCTCCTTAAGCTACTCGGTGTAGATATCTTTCCGCAGCTAATTGCTGCTTACAACAAGAGGGCTGACACCCTAGTTGCCAATAATCAGACCACAGCCAATGTGGCTATTGAGATGGTTAAGGCAGACTCAGATCTACAGAAGACTAAGAGTAATTACCTAGCGGGTAAGAATTGGGTTACACAATCCATGATCTTCCTGTTGGGTATGCCTGTAACTATCCATTGGGCTGCTATCTGTTTGGACAGTACCTTTAAGTTTGGTTGGGGTGTACCGGCTATTCCAGGAGCGTATGGAGAAGCTGAGATCGAGATTATTAAGTCGTTCTTCATCACTGGTGTTGCTGCCCTAGCAGTTACTCAGGTCGCAGGCATTATCAAGAGGTAACACATGCGCTACACCCTACTAAGGCTTACCCAAGATATTCTGTCTGCTATGGACTCCGATGAGGTCAACTCCATCGGAGACACTGTAGAAGCTAAACAAGTGGTTACTGTTATTGAGTCTGTTTACAACAATATTGTAGCACGTACAGAGCTTCCAGAACACTTTGAGGTGTTCGAGCTAGTGGCTAGCGGTGATCCTGCTAAACCAAATATCATGTACATGCCGAATTATGTTGACACGATTGAATGGATACGTTATAATAATCTAAAGGAACAACGCTCAGAAGAGCTTAAGTTCATTCCCTCTACAGAGTTCTTTGTTAGAAACAACAACTTAGGGACCACCTACAAGGGTGATCTAAGGTTGTCCAAGAGTACGGTCTACAAGGAAGGAAGTTCAATTGACTTTTACTTCCTCAACGATAGAGATCCTACAGAATACTCTTTGATAGAGGGTATTGGTGTTATCTTTAATGGTGTCAACCTTTCGGTTGAAGACACTGCTGAAAAGAACTCTACCCTAGCCTATGGACGTAGGAGCTTTGGGTTTGTTCAGGAAGATAGCTTTGTTCCACCTCTAACTCCTCAACACTTCAATCTGCTGTACCAGGAGTCCAAAGCTCTAGCTTTTGCAGAGCTTAAACAGACTCAGCACGCTATTGCAGAAAAGAACGCTAAAGAATCTCGTATCAACATGCAGAGGCGTAAGGATGCTGACAAAGCTACTCCTTTCTATCGCAATCTGCCTTATTATGGAAGGCGCTGACCAGTGCTAGACTTTGAGAACAAAGACATCCCCAATGAGCGTCGTATTGACTATGGTGCTCACAATAAGATTAAACTGACTCGTAAGGATCCCTACGGTTTCTGGTATGTATCCTTTGAACGAGGACAGCTCCCAGAGTACCTAAAGGGAGCTTACACCACCTACTCTGCCGCTGAAGCTGAGGTAATGAAGTACATTGCTAAGCAAGGTAGGGACGTCAAGACTGTAACTTAAGGATTCCATATGCCTCGTAGTGTTGGTATCGTTGTAGAAAATAACTTCACTGGAGGTCTAGTCACTGAGGCCACCGCTCTTAATTTCCCTGAGAATGCAGTTACAGATATTGATAACTGTGTAATTAGTAAGGTTGGTTCCGTCTCACGTAGGAATGGTTTGGCCTATGAACCAGGGAATGTCTTTAGTAACATTCCTTTGAATAACACTGCGGTCTCTACACACCTCTGGCGTATTACCGGAGGTAACGGAGACTATGTTATCTTTGTAGTCCAGATCGGGTCTACCCTTTACTTTTATCACAATAATACGTCTAGTACTACTGCTGCTAAGTACGATCAGAGTGTTAGCCTCACCCCTTTCCAGGTGTCAGGTGATATTGCTCAGCAGGAGTGTCAGTTTGCTGTAGGCAACGGCTACCTCTTCGTGACTAATCCTTCTATGGATCCTGTGTACGTAGAGTTCTTTCCTGCCACGAACTCTTTCTCTGCCAACTCTATTGGTCTTAATGCTAGAGATTTTGAAGAGCTTGACGATGGGTTAGCTGTAGATGCTAGACCAGCAGATCTTAATGTTACCCACCATTATACTCTGCACAATGCAGGCTGGGGTGATTCTCAGATCAATAAGTTCAAGACTGATGTAGGAGTGTATCCCTCTAAAGCTGATGTCTTCTGGGTTCTCAAGGATGCCTATGGTAACTTCTCTCCAGGTACCATTGTGTACCAGAAGAGTGTCAACGATAAGGTTATTGACGTTCCAGGAGAGCTGAGAGCTAACACGGTCTTCCGTGGTAACACCCCTGCACCGCTAGGGCACTTCTTTAGCAGTCCCTTTGGTACTGGTCGGAACACTCAGAACAATAACGAGCTCTCTGGAGTACCCGAGTCTAATACCCTCGCTAGACCAGCTAACGTGGCTTTCCACTCTGGCCGAGTGTTTTACTCTGGTGTAGGTGCCCCTAGGTACACTGATAAGATCTACTTCTCGCAGACCATTGAGACTAAGAGTCAATTTGGTAGGTGTATGCAGGTTAATGATCCCACTTCAGAGAACCTGTTTAACCTACTTGCTACTGACGGTGGTGTCATCTCTATCCCAGAAGCTGGAGACATTATCAAGATGTTTCCTATGTCTGCTGCACTCATTGTGTTTGCTACTAATGGTATCTGGGCAATCACAGGCAGCACTGGCATTGGCTTTGCTGCTACAGATTATACAGTCTCTAAAGTTTCCAGTATTAACGTAAAGTCTGCCACCTCCTTCGTTGACTATGAAGGAAATCCGGTGTTCTGGAATGAAGAGGGTATCTTCATAGCCATGGCCAACCAGACTGGTGGTGTACAGATCACGTCTATGACTGAGAAGAACATCAAGACTTTCTACCAGAGCATTCCTCTCGAGTCTCGTAAGTACGCTAAGGGTACATTCAATCCTCTAGATAAGACTATTGAGTGGCTGTACAGTAGTGTGCCACCTACTACCATTGTAGGTAGGTTTACGTACGATAGAGCTTTGATCTACTCGACACAGTACCAGGGATTTTATAAGTGGTCCTTTAATGCTCCTGCTAACACCAGTATTCTTAGTGTTAATGCTATGTACGGTACGACCCAGGGAATGCCTACCACTTACAAGAATAAGTATCTTACGTATTCTGATTCCGGTATTGGTCTGGCTGAAATCTCTGAGAACTCCCTTCAGGACTTTGGTGTTAATTCGTACTCGAGCTTCTTTACCACAGGGTACAAACTCCGTGGGCAGGCAGTCAAACAGGGGCAAACCAATTATCTCTATGTCTACTTCAGCAAAGAATACGGATCGAGTCTTAGTGTTCAAGCACTCTGGGATTACTCCACCTCAGGAAATACTGGCAGATGGAGTTCTAAGCAAGTGGTGGAATCTGGCCGAGGAGATTACTCCTATGATTTCAGACGTCTTAAAATCCGTGGACAAGGAAAAGCTGTCCAGTATCGATTCGCTTCCATCGGGAACGCTCCTTTTGATATTCCCGGTTGGGGAGCAGTAGACTCTACTAATGCGGCAACCTGATATGGATATGAGAGTAGCCTCACTTAAGGATGCTGACGCTGTAATGGCGTTGGCTCTTAGGTTCTTTGCGGCATCCCCCTACCACGATAAGACTGTAGATATTTCTAAGGTAGAAACTGTTATCAGCACCTTACTGAACAATGACGATGCTGTTGTGTTACTACTGGTAAATAAGGATGGTAAGCCTGTGGGTATGCTCGCAGGCTTTCTTTCTGAGATGATCTTCAGTAGGGACAAGGTAGCTTCAGAAGCTATCTGGTGGGTTGATCCTGAGTACCGTCAGTCAAAGATGTC